TTTTATTAAAGTATTATTACTTATACTATCATGACTTATTAAAGTATTATTTGCTGAATAAAAATCTATATCAAAGTCTGTAGCATACTCTTCATTAAGTACATCAAAATATATTGTAATCCCCATTGAGCTTCTTTCAGTTTCAAACTCTAATTCTATTTTTTCAGGAATGCTAAATATATATTTATCATCACATAAATTCTCACTAAGCCATCCAATTTCAACATTACCCTCATTTCTTTTAGGTGGAATATTAAAACTTCCATCTAACTTAAAAAAATCTTTTTCAAATGTAGCATATTTTAAATTAGGTATTCTTATATTATTAGTTAATTGGTTTTCTCTGCTTATTTCTGCTCTACTACTAACCTTTTTTATATTTTTATAAGCCTTATAATCTAATATTTTAAATTTAATTCTAGCTTTACAACTTCTAATAGGTGCATAAACTGACTTTTTATACTCTTTGCTTACATTTATCAATTCACCCACCTACCTCTCTATTAAATTAAATTTAGCATCTTTGTATCTAATATTACCATTTATAAAGTCTAAAGCCCCTGCGCTTCTATCTCCAGCATAAAAAGTACCATTTCTTACTCCGCCATCCTGAGGGTCTATATATTCCACTTTAAAAAATACAGGGCTTACTAAATTAAGTAGTCTACTTAGATCTTCTTTACTTAAGAACTTCCATGCTAATTCTAACTTTCTTTTTGTTGCTATTCTTTCTATTATCATAGTTCCGTTAGCGTTTCTTTCAGCATTAGAAATGTCATTTATAGATACTTGATAATCAGTAGGAGCAGGTAAAACTACTCCATTTATTTTAATCATCTTACCTCACTCCCTATTTTGTTTGTATTATCATACTATTACCAATTCTTTGATTTTCAGCATCTGCATAAGGCTTAAATAACCTTGCAAACGTGGTTCCGTCTAATTGAAATACACTATCTCCTGTGTTGTTATTTGAATTATTACTTGATTGTGTATTAAACTGTATTGCTGCTAAAACAGCACTAGCTACTACACTACCAACTTTATCAATCCACCCTGTATTATTCTCAAGCGGAACAACAGCCTCTTTTCCAGCTTCCCCTACCATAGCTAAGGTCGGACTATCTATAACCCCTCCTGTCGCTAACTTTGATATATGAGGGGCTTTTATCGGATTTAAGTTAATATCAACCCCGGGTATTCTATTAATTAAATAAATTGCTCCTTGTATTAATCCGTTAATTCCTTCAATAACCGCCTTTATTGCAAAATTTATAACATCTATAGTTACATTTAAAGCAGCTTTAAATATTCCACCTATTAAATCAGCTATACCAGAAAAAGCATCAATTACTCCACGCCATGCTTTTTTCCAATCTCCAGTAAAAACACCAACTATAAAATCTATTATTCCACCTAATATTTTTAGAATCGATTTTACAATGTCAGATATATTAGCAATAAAAGTACCAAACAAATCAATGATAAATTTTATAATATTTGAAAAAGTAGGTCCTAATGTAATCACAAGCCAATCTACAAGTGGTTTAATAAATCCATTGTACAGCTCTAAAGCTCCATTAACACACTTTAATACAAACTCACCAACTTGTTTCACTAATCCCTTAAGATGCTTATCCCATAACCAAGATAACATTTCTAAGAATGGTTTAATTATTGGATTTAAAACATTATCCCATAGCAATTGTAAAGTTTCTTTTAATCCCTTAAGAAAATTAGAAACATTATTTAATAAATCAATACCATACTTATCCCATAAATTTTTAATTATATTTAAAAAATCTAATAGTATTTTCTTTAATAATTCCAAACATGGGCTAACAATACCTACTACATTAGTTAATGTTGATACTATTAAATTCAAAAAATCATTTAATATTTTACCTGAATTATTAAATATATCTTTAAAAATAGGCAACATTGTTGATACTAAAGCTCCTATGATAGGGTTAACAAATCCATTAATAAAATATTCACCTAAAGGTTTTAATGTATTATTAAAAAAATCATCAATAGTTTTACTAATTTTGTTCCACGAATTATTAACACATTCTCTAAATTTTTCATTAGATGCATAAAGTGCAGTAAATCCAATAACTAGAGCCGCTATACCTGCTATTACTAAAACAATAGGATTAGTAGCTAATACATTCAATGCAATCCCTAAATTTTTAATAGAACTTACAACTATTAAAGAGAACTCTAATGCCTTAATAGCAGCTATAACACCTAAAATAGCGCTACAAATAACAGTTAATAAATTCTTATTGCCTGAAACATATTCTATTGCAACTCTTATTTTTTCTAACAAAGGATTTAACCCATTAGCTAATCCTGGAATCTTCGATATAAACCAATTTGTCATAGGTAATATAAAATTATTATAAATCGACAATGCTAGTTTAACTAACGCTAATCCTATTCTAGCTACATTTTCTATAAATAGCTGTACTGGCGGTGTCTTTAACACTTCATATAAATGCTTTAGTGTATTTTTAGTTCCATCAATAGCTTGTTTAAATGCAGACATAACACTAGAACCATCTTTTTGCCAAGCTGCCTTTAATGGATTAAATAAAGTAGCCATAACTGCCTTTAAATTATTAAGCATAGCTTCAACTGATTTTCCAGCAGCAGATGTTGGGGCTGTATTTATACCAGGAGATACTAGTTTAGGAACTTTACTTTTAGCACCTCCACCACTATCACCATCATGTTTATTTTTAGCTAGAACATTAATTTCATCAAATCCAGCAAGTGCACCTTTTGCGTCTTTACCCGCTTTTTTAGCCGTTGTTCCATAATCACCCATAGCTTCTTTTGCATTAATTAATCCTTGAGTTGCTTGATAACTAGCTTGATATGTTTTACCAAATAATGCACTTGTAAACATAGCTATATAGGTAGTTATAGTAGATAATGCACTCATTAAAGCATTCACTGCTGGAAGAACCGCATAGAAGATAGGTGTAAAAGCAACCATTAAATTAGTTTTTATTTGAGCTAATGAATTAGCAAACTGTTGGTTAGTCATAAATGTTTCACCAATTGACTTTGCCATAGAAGTTATTCCTTTTATTATAAGTGGAAATACCATCCCCCATTTAAAAAGAGAACTAAAAAACATACTAGCTCCACCATAAGCACCTCTAAAATTGTTTCCAGTTGTTTTAGCTCCAAATCCTAGCTGTTTTAAAGCTTGTGAGAATCCTTTGGTGCTATTACCTGCTTTACCTGCATTAGAAGTAAAAGCTTTTGTTTTATTCGTTAACGATGTAGTTTCTGCATTAGCTATCCTAGGTGATGCACCTAACTTTTTAAATTCAGAATCCAAATCAGCTAATTTAAAACCTAACTTATCAGATGTAGCTATCAGCTTATTTATAGCTTCTTCTGTTTTTAATATTTGTTCCTCTAGTTTGTTTTTCCTAGCTTGATTAAAAGTATTATTATATTCTTCTCTAAGCCCAGCAAGTTTAGCTTGTTGTTGCTCTATTTTAGCATTAGTGTTGTCTAATGTTCTTTCTACACCTTCAATCTGAGATTTTAAAATTTCTTTGTTAGTGGTTGGTGGCCCTCTAGTTCCTATAGTTTTAGATACATTAGATAATTTAGGCTTAGGGATTTTAACTTCAGGAAACTTTGGAGTTGGCAACTTAATTTTTTTCATAGCAGCAAACGCTGACGAAAGAGTTTTACTTGTAGAATCTTTCATCCTAGACAACATACTTTTCATTGTATTATTAACACTATTAAGGTTATCTTTAGCACTCTTATTTATACCATCAAAAGAAGATTTAAAAGAGTTATTTAATGTATCTTTCAAATTTTTACCCATTGAATTACTTATTGCATTTATTTGTTTTCCTATATCACTTGCAATTTCTAAATCTAACGTAATCTTTCCTACACTATCACTCATAAAATACCTCCTTTCTATATAGAAAAAGCACCTAGATTTATCTAAGTGCTATCCAAATGCTTTTGCAAATATTTCTTGTACTTTTCTCACTTCTTCTGCCTTTTCTTCGTCGGTCATATCACATATAGTATTATTCCTATTTCTCCAATCATTACGAATTTTATGTTGCTCTTGAGTAAAGTTTTTAAGCATATCCTCGTTTTCTTCTGACCTAATACTAACTATTTGACCTAGAGGGGTTTTAGCCATTATACCTGATAGGAGGGTACAGAATTCACTCCAAGACATATCATTTTCGCTTCTCAACCTTATGCCATACTGAGCTGTAAAGGAGGCTTCTATAAGCCCCCAATCCTCAACAAGATCATACCATTTATCTCTTCCGAAAACCTTTCGCTTGTTTAACTGCTTCCTGTTCTATTTCTTCAAGCTCAACTTCATTTAAAGCTGCCATTATTGTATTAATAATTGTATTAGTAGCTTTAACGGATAGTTTAAGACTGTTTATATAATCCAGAGCCTCTTTACCAAGACTTGCTTCGATTATTTTATCTATCTTCTCAAAGTCATCTAACTTCTCATCATCAGAAAGTTGCTTAATAAATATTGCTTGATTCTTACTATTGTTCACTGTATATTCATGTTCATTGTCTATTTTAATTACTGGTTTATCATTTGTAAGCCTATCCATTATATTATAAACTTTAGCCATTCCTTAATTCCTCCTAAACTGTTTTTGGTGCTGGGGTATATTGTGGTTTACCATCACCTTTTAATTCAAATTCAAGCGGTGCAACGTTCTTAGCATCTCCACCACCAACATTTTTAACATCTATTACACAATTAAAATCTACTTTAGCACCATCTGGAAACAAAATCTGTCCTTTTGTGCTACAGTCTAATCCATCTTTCCATGCAGTTGCAGCAACATAATCATTACCTGGATCACCTACATTTCTTTTTCCTTTTAAATCAACTGAAAATGCTTTACTTGTCATTAACGACCTTTCCCATCCAGACGTACTAAATGAAGTCCACGTTTCAGCCTTACCGTCTATTTTTGTACTGAATGATTCCATATCAGCTATGGTTACCATATCAGCCTCTGTACTTGCTAATCCTTTGATTCCTATTTTAAATTGAATATTAAATACTGGAAATACACCTGTAAATCCTGGCATTAAAATCACTACCTTTCATAATATATTACTGTTTCTATTACATATTCAAAGACACCATTACTATCTGTACCAACTCCTATTGGTTCAGAAGTTCTCATATCAAAATTTATAACCCTTTTGCCACCGATAATGGCACTTTGTCCGAACAGAACATTATATACATCCTGTGCTTTCTGCTCTGCTATATTATTGTTTTTACCCCAATGTACAAGTATAGAAATAGCCTTAGTTGAATAGCTTATATTACTTATTCCACCTAAGGCTAAATTTGGATTAGGGCCCATAATATTATATAGTCCTATGCATTGCTCTTTACTTCCATCAATCTTACCTGCATACCATTGCGGACATTCTATCTTTGTTTTTAACCATTCTCTTACTTCACTTAAAAGCATTATTTTATCAATCCTTTCGCATTACTTTTTAAGTGATTTTTAAATTTTTCTTTTATAAATTCTACTTTTTCACCATCAACATAGTCCTGCATCCATTTGCCTTGTGCATTAGCATTTTTATCTCTACGAAAATTAAATTCAGGATGCCAATATAAGCGCCTAGCGTAAGGAGTATCAAAATATATATGAGTAACTCCATTATCTAAAGCTGATAAATCAACACTAGAGCTATCTTGTAAATTTCCAGTATCATATGGAACTACTGCTGAAGTCTTTATATCTTCTAAAACATCATTAGTAGTACTTTCAATAGACATTTTTTGAGCCTGTATAAGTTCATTTATTTTATCTTCAAATATTTCAACTTTAACATTAATCATAATAAATCTATCTCCGTTGAAAATACACTACCATCTGGATTTTTAGGTTTAGTTACTTTATAAATATCCTTTTTAATTTCACCAATCTTAATATATCCTTCAAGTAATTTAACTGGACAAATATCACCTTCTATAATAATTGAGCCGCTAAGAGATATTAAATTCTTTTTAGCATCCAATACTTGTCTACTTTCCTCATTATAATTTGACAATCCATCATAAATTAATTTTTCTACAGGCTCCCCATCTTCATTTATAAATGTCTCATAAACTTTAATTGAAGTATTTAAAATCCACTTAGGAAATGTTAACTTCATAAAATCACCCCATCAATTTTACAAATGGAACAGGTAATAAGGTTTTAATCTTATCAGTAATTATAAAAGCACTACTTTCCTCATAAGTTATACTCATTTTAGAAGCAGTATAGCTTTTTACTCCATTATTATTTTCAGACTTAATCTTATTACCTATAATTTCTATTAATGCACTTTCATATTTCTTATATATATTTTCATTAGTATCTTCAATATTTAGATATGACTTAACAGAATCACAGGCCATATCTTTGTATATATTAAGAACCTCTAAATCAGTTACTTTATACAAGATTTTCAACTTTTCATCCAAAGTCATTTAAATTCACATCCTATACGGTTATAGTTCCTAATCCAACTTCTAAACCATGAAGTAATGTTGGTAAAGCCGTAGCAACTGCCTTAGTATATTCACCAACTGGATCTATATCCGTATATGTTCCTACAAATATATTGCCTACCATTGCAGCCATATCCATTTTGCCATCACCTATAAGTTTTATTTCTTCAGCAGTTAACCCATATATAGTTTCACCTAAACTTTCATCTCCAAACATACTAATAACATTATCTGGGAAGTATCTCTTAGTATCATATCCTGTAGCTGTTTCAACCTTATACTTTCCTTCATAAATAGCTATTTGTGGTAAATCCATTTGTGATAATAAATCATTTAATTGAGCTAATGTAACAACCTTATCTGAATTTGTTCCAAATACAGCCTTTCTTACACTTGTATTATTACATATTGACTTCACAATCTTTCTAGAAGTTAAAGCTCTAGTTGGTCTATAACCAGAAGCTGTTTCAACTGCAGTAGCTAGAGTATCTAAATCATCAAGTGGTTTTGACTTAGAAGTATCACTCCAATCAAAAGGCTTTTTATTAGTATCTGGAACACCATAATCTAAAGTAACCTTTACATTATTTTCTTCAATCTTTAAAAAACCTGACGAAAGTACTTCCATTCTCATAGCTTCAACTCTTACTTTTACTGATTCAAGCATTTTTTCAGAATCATTATAAAGTTGACCCAATACAAATGCTAATTCAGCATCATTTCTTGGATTCTGAACTTTAATTATATCTTTTTCAGTAATCTTAATTTTTCTTTTTATAAGTGCTAAAGATGCAGCCCCCTTTTCTATAGCCTGTCTAGATGCTAATTGAGTTTGTGTATCTAAAGCATGAACTGAGGCACTAACTGGTAGTCCTCCAGCTCCTAAAATCATATCAAATTCAATATCTTGAATCTTTCTTTCTGGGAATAAAGCTTCCCCTAACATTGGTATTACTTTTCTTTCTTTGTAATAATTTATTAATTCCTGTGTGTTAAAAACTTCATCTACTCTTGGCATAATTCCATCTCCTATCTAAATTTTATATTTGGTAAAGCTGATTTTATTGCAGATACTACTTTATCTGATAATCCAGCTAATACTCTATCAGCTCTTAAATAACCTTCTACAACTAAGCTACAAGGCATATCGCCTTTAGTAACATCTACTGTTTTGTACAATATTCCTACTGGAGTACCTGTAAGAGCATCCCCATTTACTGTAACTACTACTCCTGTAGCATCCATTAAGCTGCCAGCTGTGACATATTTTCTACCATGCTCATCCGGAGTAATATTAGCAGATTTAACTGTTCCACTGAAAGTAACTAAATTAGCTTCAGTTGCTAATATCTCCATATCTGTTTTATAAGTTTCTTTTTTCCAATACATAAAAATTTTCCTCCTTATTTATCATTGCCCCATGGATTAGGAGCACCTTCCACTTTATTTCCATTTGCTTGTGCTGCTATTGAAGCACCAATACTTACTGGTTTTCCATCTGGACCATTACCAGGTACATAACTATTTGATTTCATTTTTTCTGTCGTAATTGTTTCTATTCCTTTTGACCAGTCAGTAGCAATTGAATCGATAATTTCCTTTGTTTTATCAAAGTCCTCAGCTAAACATTTTTCAATAATGCTAGTAGGTAATTTTTTATCAGCAGCATACTTTATAGCTTCAGCTAATAAATCCTTTTTTGCATTAGCGGCCTTTTCATCTGCTAATTGTTTTTCTAACTCTAAAACCTTCTTTTGAACTGGATCCGTAACTAAATCCGGATACTTTTGTTGTATAAATGGATCTAATTCTTTTTCTAAATTGTTTTCTTTCCAAGTCTTTAAAGCCTTATTGTGATATTTATCATTTTCACTTTCAATGTAAGCTTTAAAGTCCTTATCATTTTTAAGTTTTTCCTTAAAAGCTTCTAAGGTAAGTCCACTAGCTTGTAGTGACTTAGCTAAATCACTATCTTTTACTAATTCATCAATATCCTGATCCTCACCAGCACTTTCAATTAATTTTAATAAATCTTTCTTTAACATTTTTCCTCCTATCCCCTAAACCGTTATACGACTTAGGACATGCTTTATTTTTACTATTTAATATATTTACACCCCTTGTACACTAAAGAGCCCACAAGACGTTTTGAGCATAATAAAAAGCCTTAGATTTTTCTAAGACTTTCATTTATAATTTGTCCCCTCTCATATATTATGGTAATATTTTGTTAAAAGGGGGTGTTTATTTTGAAACTAAATCCTGATTGTATAAGAGATATTTTATTAACTGTTGAAGAAAATACTGATTTTAGTACTTCCATGTCATATAATGAAAATTCATCTTATGATAAATTAAACAAGTATTCACAAGAAGAGATTTTTTACCATATTAATCAATGTGAACTTTCAGGACTTGTAACCAAAGTTGAATGGATTTTAGGCGGAAGTTTCTATGTTAGAGACTTATCTCCTTCCGGTCATGAATTTTTATCTAATATAAGATCCGATACAAATTGGTCAAAAACCAAAGAAGTTGCTACTAAAGTTGGCTCCTTTTCACTAGATATATTATCAAAAGTAGCCGTATCTGTTGCAACATCTTTAATTAACAAACACATTTGAATTAACAATAATCTTTAAAGTAAGCTCCGTTGTTCCCAACGCGGAGCATTTTAAATCATAATCAGTCACACCTTTTAAATCAAAATCATCTAATTTTATCTTTCCTCCTACAACTTTTAAATTATGCAATTCTTCACTCTTCATATACTCACACTCCTAGAATTTTATAATTTTAGGTATAATAAAAGCACCTACTATTTTTCCTTAGCAAGTGCTTTTACTTTTTATTTTTTCTATCTTTTATTTTCTTTCTCATTTCATCAAGCTTTTTTTCATCAGTTTCTGTGAATTCTTTTTCTTCTGGATAATTATCTTGTCTATCATCATGTATTAAAAATTCATCTTTACCCAACTTAATCACTCTCCTATTTTACTATATAAGTAAACAAATTTGATTCATATAAATCATCAGTTGCTTTAAGTTTAGCTATATTAACAGGATATCCTTGTTTCTTATATTCATTATATGACAGATTGTAAAATTCTTCAATATTTATTTTTCTATACATATTAAATATATAATGCAAACTCCCATCATGTGCTACTACTACAGACATCTTTACATTGTTATTCTTATACATTGATATAATATCTGAACCTGATAGCCTACCACCACCTGGATGATTGTGTAATAAAATTAACTCTCCATTATGATTAATAACTTTTCCATAATCTTCTTTAGTTAAGCCAGTTTTAAAAGTATTATTACTTGTCTTATTAGATACAATTTCGTTTCCTGTATTAGCATCTAAAATAACTAAGTCTTCAAGTTCTGTACTATTTCTGTGTTCTAATATAGCCTTACTTTCAATATACAGTCTTTCCCTAGTCCTTTTGTTTAATGGTATTTCTTCAAATTTATCATGATACTCTTTAGAATTCACTAATTTTCTATTAACTGTATAACTATTATCAATATTTTTATTTGTTATTTTTATTTGCTCTTGCTGTAAATTACTGCGTTCATCATTGGCAACAGCATAAAAACACTTACAATTAATATGAGTTGGAAGCTTAGGTCTATCTTCATCATTAACATTATAGACCTCTCCATCATAGCTTAAACATACTTCACAAGTATTATCTAATTTGGCTACATATCTAACCTTATCAATTCCATTCTCAATAAAATATTTTTCATTTACTTCAGAATTAACCCTAGATATTTCATGCTCAACTAACCTCTTACTTATATTCTTATTAACATTGAAGACTTTTTCTATTTTATCTTTAATGTCATTAACTGAAGTTTTACCATCTATAAGCCTTTTAACTTCATTTTTAAGGACCTTAGCTACTTTATTTTTATTATCCCAAATACGGTCTGAATATGTTTTTGCTTCAATAACTTTATTTAAAATACTATTAATCTCTTTCTTATTAATCTCAAAATCTCTTTTTTTAGGAATGCTTTTAAGGATATCTGTTAAATTATTATTTTCCAACTTGCCTTCATTAATAAGAATTTTATCAATTAGTTTATTAGCTTTATTAAATTCCATAATCTTATCTTTATATGACATTTTCATAACATCATTAGTTACCAGGTAGATTAATATTAAATTAGCTATAAATCTTAACAATTCATTTTTATCTTCTTTTTGCTCATCATATATATCATCAATTATAGGATTTAAATATAAGCCTTTAAGAAAATTAATCTCATCAAATTTACTCATTTATATCACCATGAACATTTGACAAGTCAATACCTGGGTTAAGATTAATCTCCTCACTCTGTTCTTTTTTTACTTTGTCAGCTTCAGATACCTTATTATTTATAAAACTATATAATCCCCTAGCAGTATCCTTACTAATAACTCCTTGTGGTGCTTGGGATAACATTTGAGAAGTAGCCAAATCATCGCTTGGTATGTTAGGAGTATAAAGAGTTTTAATATCCTTATAATCATAATTAAGATTCTTCTTGATATCCAAATACTTAAACAGGAATCTAACTCTATTCTTAATAATATTTTTATGAGCTTTAATTTGAAGATTACACTTATTTTCAAGTACTATTAATCTAGATCTTAAAGTAATACCACTAAGATTACTTTGCAACTTCTCATTATGATTAATATGACAAGCTAACTGATACATTGTATCTTCATATCTGTTAAGGGTATTTTGAATAAATGTATCATTAATATTTTTTATAAGCCATGCTGCATCTCCACCTTGAGTAGGAAACTGAATAACTCCTAATTTTTTCATATCTGGTATATCGGTTTTATCTACTTGAGCATTTTTAAACAATAAATAAGCATTTCTAAAATCACTTATCTCATTTCCTACATCAGATAAATTAGTTTCAAATGCATCTTGGAGTCCTCGTATGTCCCCATAAAGACTATCATCATAACCTTCTTCAGTAAGTTTACCTATAGTTACAGGTACTTCACCAAATATATTATTTGTTGCAGGAGATATTTCATTGAATTTATTATCAAAATGATATATTTTATCATCAGTATAAACATCAATATATGCTGTTATGGAATCAAAATCATTCTTAAATGCATGTATAAAAAATAAAATCTTATTTGAAGCTTTATCATAATACCCATAACCCTCAGTAGGTTTTATAATCTTGCTACAAAAATCAGCATTATCATCAATATAATACAGCTCATAAACTTGAGTAAAAATAAGTAGATACTTCATTAAATCTGTATCGTGCAACTCATCCCAATGTGCTGTGTTATATTCAATATCTTTAATTGTATTAACATTATCGGTTCTTGATTCATAAGTTATATCATTTCCTAATGTATAAGCAACTTCTTCTTTAATAAACTTCTTAATATAGTTAGCATTAATTTTAAGATTAGATCTTTCAGTTACAAAAAGATATTTTCTTATAGCATCAGTATCTCCTTTATAATATCTATACATTTTGTCATAGATATTTTTAAATACATAATAACTACCATAAGCTTTTTTAACTAATTGCATATGTTCTGGATTATTTAAATCTAATCCTATTTCTTTTTTGAATAGCTTTTTTATTAAATCGGTTATATTCACTCTCTCACCTCTTTATAATCCAAATGATTTTTTATCTAATAATAGTATTTTATTAAGTGTTTTTATCTCATCTATCTTCAACCAAAATTCAGCAGCAACGTCATCAGCATCATCATGAGGAGTATAGTTTTGTCCTGCAAAGTCCATAAATTGATTTATGAAATCCTCATCTTCACTACAAAAAACAAATTCCCCTCGATTTACGAAAGGAACTATGGTAGAAATCTTATCATCTTTATTTTTTTTCTGCATTTCATTTATTATTGTTATATTTCTATACTTTAAAGTTTCATGATCCTTAATAGCTTTTTCAAGTTGATTCGCATCAGCTCCATTGAAAGTATTTTTTTCAATACTAATATGAGTAGCTTCTGGATATTCAACGAGTAACTTAATCATATGTTCAATATATTTATCAAACTCTTGCCTTGCATTTATTTTAGCTAACTCTGCTTTTCTTGCATATTTATAGCCATTAGTTGCTTCAGAACCAACCAAGAAAGCAGAATAGTCATTTTTCTTACCACCACTTGAAGCTGGGTCAGCACAAATCATTGTTTTTATGAATTCATGACTCTCAATTTCTTTTCTACTTTCAGTATGCATTTGTTTAAACCATTTTTCACCTATAGAATCAACATCACCCTGTACTTCCTGCTTGAAACTATTAGGATTTTCATAATAATCTAGGGCCAATTCTAAGCAAGTCCAAAACTCACTCCATAACATAGGAAATTGCATTTCTAGCTCATGTTGATAATAAAACTCTTTAGCATCATCAAGTCTTTTATCATTTTTAAAATTGCAAAGGATATTTTTAAATTCTTCCCATAGTCCATTATTAAATAAGTGATCAACACCATTTTCTTTTTGTCCTTCCTCATTAATAACATCATCAACTAAAATACCTTTCTCTTTTTTAAAAGTCCAAGTAGCAGTTTTAATTAACCTGGAATAAAAACATTCCTTATGTTGTTGAGTTCCCCATGCCATAAGAACAGTACCTTTTTTTACAATCTTACCATTTCTTCTTAAAGGTCTTTGTTTTGCAAATTTAACATCATCAGAATATCTTTTCCACTTTTTTTCCCTTGCTTCATTAGTTCTACAATCATCTTCCGACTGATAATCATCTAAGACTATAAGGTCGGGCCTTACATTCTTATACTTTCTACCTCTCATTGGAGAAGTAGATGATATAGCTTCAACAAAAGTATGATTTATAAACTCTAATTGAGTTGCATTACAAATAAAATCTCTATTCTTATCATCAAGGAGCTTACCAAAAGCTTGTTCAATATATTGGTTATCAATCATATTATCTTTTATATCCTTAATAAACTTTTCTGCTGTACTTCCTATATCAGAACATATAAGCACATAAGTTTTATGTTTATATGCTACACACCAACAAGCAGGACCCAAAGTACCAAAGGCAGATTTTCCAATTCCTCTTGGTAAAACTCTTCCAAGTTGTTCTGGTCCTGTGCCAATAACTGATTCTTGTATATCATGCCATAATTCTTCATGTACAGTTGCTAATGGAGCTGCAGCATTATCCTCTTTAGGAAGATATATATCTTGCATAAAATACATACAAAAAAACTCTAAGCTTATTTGCCCTAGTTGCCATGCTAATCCATGGTAACCAAACAAATTCTTAGAGTTTTCTAATATTCTCTCATCCGTTAATTCTTCTGCTTTTTTATCATCTATACATATATCAGTGTAGGATTTTTTAAGATAGTGATAAAGCAACCACTTATTACGTGCTTCATCACTAGAAAATTCAAATGGTATTTTCAAGCTTTATCACCTCTTTAGATTAATTATTTTATGGTTTTAAAAATAGTTCTTTTACACCTATAAACAAATATTTTACAGCTGTTTCAACACCCTTTTCCACCATTTTCTTTTCTACAAGCTTTATAAAACTTTCACTTAAATTATCAGTAGATTGTTTCAAATCTAACAATTCTTGTTGAATAATTGCAATATTAGCTTCTTTAACTTTATCATTAAATGAAATTGTATCAATTAAAGATTGAAGATTTTCTAAAACCTGTTTTTGATCTCTATTAACACTTTGTAAAAGAAACAGTGTTAATTTAGAAATTTCCAGCTTTTCCTCATTTATTTGCAAATTTCTTTTTTCTCGTAATTCTTGTTCTTCTCTCTTTTTAGCAATTTCTTCACCAATTTTATTCATTTGTTTTGTTGATTTTTGAATTTCCCTCGTAACCGAATTAACTGGTGCATATGATGTGTAATTTTCGATTGCTTTACAATTTTTCATAACACTATCAAAATCAATATTTTTAAATAAATTTGACATAGTAAAATTATTTTCATCACTCATTATAAATGACCACCTTTCCATAAAATACATTGTTCTATAAAAAGTCTTAAATCCCTTCTTATAATGACATCTATAGTTTTAACACTACACTCTTAAAAATGAATGTTAGCTGAAAAAGGCGCGCTATCGTTGATGAAATATTAATAACTTTTAAAAAACATCTCCAATAAATGTACTTAATTGTTAATATTCAGTTCCTTTTTTATATAATTCTCATCATATATCTTATACATTTCTTCAATGGTACTTAACATACATTTATAATATAAAGCTTCTGATTGAGGCATTCTATTATGATATTCTATTCTATAAGCTTTCATTGTTCTATATTGCTCAATCCACCTCTGAATTTTTTCGTCTAAAAACTCCATATTACTTCCTAATGATGATATATTAATTGAATATATAGTTTTCATATATTCTTCTATAGTATTTAAATATTTATCTAAACCAGTTAATGAATGTACTATATTCTGATTAAATAAATTATTCAATTCCTCATCATTTCTAGGCTCAAATTCTAAAACAACTTTATTGCTTGCTTTTTTAAATGCCTCATAATCTTTTTCCAAAGAAATATTTAATGTTTTTAAACTATATTTAGCCGTATATAACTCAGCATGAATTGAAAATAAATATGAAAATATCTGTTTCCTTAAACTTTCCTTTTTCTTCTCATTCACAATGTATACTTGTACAATATAAAAAATTAAAGAACCTAAATATGCTAAACTTAAATCATATGAAAACTTATAAAGCTCTCCTAACCCTGGATATATTTCTGGCCAAGAATTAGTTATTATAAATACAATACAATTAATAAAAGTAAGTATAGCTAGGCTACTAAGAACTTTATTATGATTATAAAACCGTTTAATTTTATTCATGCTTTATTCCTCCTATAAAATAAATATTCTACAAGAAAGATTTAATTCCTTCTAGAGATACTATTTATGTCCCTATATAAAAAGAACCCTCTTACTTCTGATTTTCTAAAAATAATACAAAAATTGTGTTGAGGGTCACCCACCATTCCTACAATTTGTATTTTAGAAGGTACCCCCTCTTTTTTAGATATATCTTGACTTTCTATACATTTGCATTATCAAGTTACCTCTTTTAATAAGTCTAATGTAACATATTATATCTTGTGTTACATCAACATTGGCTTAACTAAGCCATTCATTGTTAATATAATATTACATTCACTTAAATATTAAAGCTTTTTGTCTAAAAGTTTAGTTAAAGTAAACTACTTAACAACCTGTAACTTAATATCTTCTATCTCTTTCTTAAGAGCATTAGGATCTTTATCCTTATTACTAGTACCAGGTACATTAATCTCTTCCTTTGTTGTAGTCGCAGTACCAAGACATTGGTCTATTAAATACTTATTAGCCTGTAGCTTCACACGTTGGTCTGTAGAGTTGTTAGCTAAGTCCTTGATATTATCTACATAAGTACATATATCACGTGTTATACGGTCGTGTGCGCTCTTTTTAAGCTGTCGTCTACGCTCCTCTAGCTCAGCCTTAATATACTCTTTATCTTTCCAAGTATATATACTCTGCCTAGTAACTCCTATCTTCTTTGCAATGTCGCTTATAGTCTCACCTTGAAGTAACATATCAATCATAATATCCTGTTCTTTTGTAATAACACTCATTAATCTAACACCTCCTTACATTATTACATTAAAATAGACACCTACTAAAAAGTAAGTGCCTTCTTGATATCTTTCTATGATACTATTATACTTTATATCATTGGGGCTATACAATAAGATAAAACCTAGATATTACCTTATATTTCTTCTTGAAAATAACTAGATATTTTGTTTATTATTTTAATTCTATACTCATTTATATAATCAAATGATATATATATTACTTCACTTATCTTACTATGAGTATATTTTTCAAAGTACTTATATTTTATAAATTCTTTTTCTTTTTCATTAAGGGCTTCTAATACATTATTAATCTTAATAATCTCTATTTCTTTTAACCGTATTTTCTTTCTTAAACGTAAGATCTTCTCATCTCTTTTTACAACTTCATTTTCTACACTCGAATTAAATGAATTTGTTGGTCCTGTTTTTTCTTCATATGAAATAGCTCCAATCCCTTTATAATCATTCTCTAATATTTCAAGATCTAAATACATGTTTTCTATTTCAATTTTCGTATTTTTATAGTTATAAAGCATATTTTCAACTTTTTTAAAATCATCATTTGTACTCATAAATTCCTCCTTAAGTATTGGTACTACTGACATTGAGTGTGTTTTAACTAAGTAAAAGATAAGTAAGAGATAGTATACGATAAAATTAAACATCTCTTACCTATTTTAAGCATTGATTTTACTATATTTCTTAAGATTAAGATATTGATTTTTAGGTAAAAGATATATATATAATTTCTTATATATAATATATATTTATTTTGAAAAATAGTAATTTTATAATAAAGAAATTGAAAACATCCTTTACATCTTTTACTCATACTACTTTAACTATTGTTATTACTGATTTATAATGGGTAAAAGATACTATTAAAATATCTTTTACCAACCTTTGCTAATCTTTTACTCCTTAAAATAACATTCTTTTAAATTATAATTTTGTCCACTTTCAACAATTCTAAGATTTCCTTCTTCATTATGATCCATATACCATACTTCTCGTTCCTTATTATCATTCCACTCAATTAGTGCAATTGCTACTATTTTTTCTTCAAATTCACTATTGTCTTCAAAATTAATATATTTTGCTACTAAATTACTTGGAGCAGACATTATTTGTACTATTTTATAATCCATTTTTATTCACCCTCACCTTTATTTATAAATATTTGGATATGTTTTTTATCTATTTTCACCTGTTTTGTTTTATAACCATGCTTGCAGATTTCTCTACTAAATGCTATTCGTGATAAATGTTTTAATCCATTATCACTACAATAAATTTGGTACTGTAAATAAACATCCTTTGTAGCTTCATTTTCAATCTTTCCTTCTTCTAAAAACCCTATTATTGGATTATTTCTTCTTTCGTAATCATTCCAAGCTTCATCAACTGAATCTACATGAGTAAATGACCTATTATATAAAATTCTTTCTAATCCATCCAAAGCTAACTTTAATAGATATTCCAGTGATTCATTAGATAATAGCTTGTCTATAATGAAAGGATCATAATCTTTATCATGTTTTGAGAATTTAGCATTAAAAGGAATAAAAATAATCCTTCGCTTAAGTCCATCTGATAAATCATTGATTCTTGGTATCTCATTACAGCTAAATATTAATTTACTGTAGTTATTAAAATCAAATGGATCCTTACCTTTCCTTTCAACATTTACTGTTTCTCCAGTAACTAATTTTTTAAATGTACTATTATCATCAATGTAACCATTACTAATATCATCACCTATATTCACAAGTTTACCTTCTAATTGGAAAGTTCTAAACCTATCATTTAATTCATTTAGGGCTACACTCGATATATTTTCTTTACCCAGTAACTTTTTAATCACATCTAATAACGTTGACTTACCGTTGGCTCCATGACCAGTAAGAATAAAACATTTACCTAACTCATTTCTCCTAAAGAGCGTATATCCTATCATTTCTTCTATTAATAGACGTAAATTTTTATCACTACAACATATCTTATTTAAAGTTTTATCCATAATCTCTGAATAAGCTACTGGATTATAATTAAAAGGCACTTTATTTTTTATTTTATAATCAGGAGTAAAATCTAATAACTGTTTAGTTTCTAAATTTAACACTCCATTCTTAAGCGATATTAAAGTAGGTGATTCCATTTCAACTCCTTCAGTCTTTAATTCCAAGTACCTTAAAACTTCAAGTCTTGGAGTTCTAGTTGAATTAACTATATATTGTAACATTATACGTTCAATTTCATCTATTTCACTTGTGTAATAACCATCTTTATAAACATGAAGTGTATCATTGATTTTAACTACATGATGCTCTCTTATAAGATAACTTGCTAATTTCTCATATTGTAGTTTACCTTTTAAATAAAATGATTCTTTAAGAAATGCCTTATCTCTTAATATTACCTCAAGTTCTTTATCTGATATCGGTTCTTTTAATACAAATTGATTTATAACTTTAATAGTGGACCTTATTTCATCTTTAGTCATAGCCTGTTGCTGTAATGTTAAGATATAGGAGAATAATGTATCATTCCTACCATCACCCTCTTGCATCTTAGAAAAATCAGTCGTGAACCTCTTACTTAATGGCATTAGCCATACTGGAAGCTTGTCTAATTTATCACTTGCTTTTAATATTTTTCTGTTTTCATTATTTAACCTTATTGGTGTAACTACATTTGAATGTGGGTATTTAGTTTCTGTCTTGATTCCTATAGGTGTGTAATAATGCTGCTTGTTAGATTTAATATTAGTATTGGTGAAATGAAAATGCATACCTGAATCTGTTTGTATAATTACTGTATTTATCTTTAGCTTTTCCAAAATCTTTTGAACCCTTTTAGCATTGTCCATCTCATCTATATCTACCATGATAGTTCCAGGTTTGAGGGTTGCCCCAAAATCTTTATGACTTATAATTTCATCATAAGGTATTGCATATTCATCAGTTACTTCTTTTACATTAGGCTTCTTAGTGCCAGTAATTAAAGGATAATACTGCTCAAATATTAAGTCATATATTTTTTTCTCATTAGTTTTTTTCACTTTATCTCTCCTTTAACTTTTCACAATTATTGTAACAAATACAAATATATTGTAAAATAGTCTTACAATATATTTAACTGGAGGATATAAATTATGAATACAATTACTTTACTTAGTATTCTAGGCTCAATTTTAACCATTATTTCATCAATTGTTGCTATACTTTCTAGCAATACTTCCAAAAATTCATTGTTTAGTCACAATAATATAAATATTAATAATAGCAAAAACATTAATTCTAACAACTCAATCACAAACAATTATTATAATAAAAATAATTATTATAATAAAAACGGTTATAACAAATCATATAATACTTATGATGCTACTGAGAGTAATCTCTATTTAATTATATTTTTATTAATTATGTTTGGTGGTTTTATTACAAATGTTTATCTTAAATATTTAGATACAACAGTGTTATATTTATCTATCTTTTTAATCTCATCATTTATAATAAGTTTGTTAGGTTTGTTAATATTGACACGAAATAATCTTATAAATAAAATAAACTTAAACGTGTATATAATAATGTGGCTACCATTATTCATTTTATTACGATTTATTTATCAGCCTATTTTTAAATCCAATAATCTTATTAAAACAGAGGAAATGTTAAAGTCTTCTATTACTTCGACAAATTTTATTAATACATATACTGCTAATAAAAATGAAGTTATATTTATATTCTTGCAAATATTTGGACTAACATGTCTTATTATGATTGCCTTTTTTATTTCACTTGCTATAATTAAACAATTATATAATGGATTAAAATTTAATAAAATAGCTAATAAAATTAAATTTAAGGATGTTATTTTTTATTTTGTAGCTATAGTTTTCACTTTCTTTTTAATTAGTGGATTAGGTATTGAGTTATTAATCAAAGTCTCTTCTATAACTGTTTAACCATTATTATATTTCTAGAGAGTAATACTATAAGATTACTCTCTACTATTGTATATACTTTCATAGTCTAATATCTCACCAACAAAATCTTTAATTCTCTTTTTAGCAGCATCAATATACCATTGCCTGTCTAATTTTCTAGGTACATTCATACCTTTAATATCACTATTATCTATGAAACATCTTTCAGGTGTACCTCCTATCTTATCTTTAGTTTCTTTACCTTTTTTAAGTTTATATACTCCTAAATCTTTTCTTGATCTTGAAGCAAATACTCTTAATATTTTTTCATTTAATATTTTTTCACCATGAAGTGCATATAAATATTTACTTGATACTTTAACAACTTTTTGAAATTCTATTAACTCATCACAATTATTAATTGTTTCCTCTACTGAAACATTATCTATAAAATATTTCATTAATGCTTTATTTACTATTGGTAAATCATTATCTAAAATATTTAGTTCTTTTACATATGCTCCTTTAGATTTAACCTTTCCATTATCCATTACTATAATGTAGTTATTAACATCCTTTTGTACTACCTTATTAATAATGTCATGTTCTAGCTCCATTCTAGTTCTAATTTCCCATTCCTTAGCTATTTCTTTATACTTATCAAAAGTTTCAATATTAGGTAACTTAAACATTACACCATCTGTATTACTTTGAATTAATAAAGCTCCTGTTATAGTCTTCTCAATATGCTCTATTAAATCAAGTAACATTAATTGACCATTGATACATACATTGTTAGCTTGTAATGGATCATACAAATTATTATATTTATCTTTTGAAGCTCCATAAGTTGAATTAAGAACTATCTTATAAGGTTGCTGTTCTTTCTTTTTACCTTCCTTTTTTAGAGAAACTCTCATATCATATACTTCTTTATATTTCTCATAGTGTCTTACATTTCTTGATAAGAAACTATACTCTATCATTAAGCTTGGATAAAATGATGTAACATCTGAATTAACAAATATACCTTCACCTTGATATTTGGTTCTAGCTCCATGAAGTCCACCCCATCCAAATATATGCTTTACTCCAGCAACTTCAATATTTAGTGATTTTTTATAATCTTTATTTAAAGGGTTATCATACCACTCTTTAATATGTTTATACTTATCTAACCTTAATGTATCGACTATACTTATATCAAACTCATCATCATGTTCCCTTTTATCAGCTTCAAGTATTATTGCTGATAATTGAGCTTTAGTCTTATTAATATACTTTAATGGTAAGTTAAAAGTTTTTATTAAGTTAATTTGACTTTCAAATTCCTCTTTTCTATTCATAAAAACTTTCATAGTCTGCTCAACATCATGATTACAATAGAAAAACACCTCTTTTAGTTCATCTGAAGTTAATTTCCTATCAATATTAAATGGTACTGTAGTTTCTCTTATATCATTTCCCATGAAACCTTCTAATTGTTTAAGTCCTTTGAACTTATCGGTCATTATGTCATAGTTATATAACTGAACCTTGTTAAATGCCCTACTAAATTGCCATCCACCTAAGTTTTTAACTATAATATGGTCATTTATCTCTTTAGGATTCATATCAAGTAATATTCCTTTAAAAATATACTGGTCATAGCTTCTAGAGTTATAACCAACCCAAATATTATTTTTATTAATTTCATAAACTTCTCTAAGTTTATTAGAATCATTTAATATCTCATGAGTTATTCTATTTTCAGTATCTTTTATTACCACTAACCAATCATGTGAGAAAACCTCAAAATCATAAAAGAGCATTATATCACCCCTTATAACTGTATCTACAGTTTGTAGACTTGTCGGTTCCATCAAATTCATATATGCATTGGTTTTCGAATTCTTTGTATATGTCACAAGTAAAACCATCACATTTACAGTTCTTACAACAGTTATCAAATATTAGTTCCACTAGTTTGTAATACTCTTTATTTTCATCATATTTAGCTGAATACTCAGCAACTTTTTTCTTAAAATTAATTTCTCTATCTCCGTAAATGTCTAATGTCATTTTTGAGCTCGTAGCTGTCCTTCTGAAAGTTTTAGCTGATGTTTCATTTACTCTACTTAGAACACTTTCGACTGTTTTCATTGCGAAAGTTCTAGCACGTCTAAGATTACCTATTTCTTGTTTATTTAATACGTTTCCTTCTAAACATGTTTCAATGTCTGAAGATAAATGAACAATTCTTATTAAATTTTCTCTTTCTGCAGTATTTAAATAATCTTTCATAACTGCTCTCCTTATTGAATAATATTTTTTACCATGGTAGAATTTATTAAGTATCTTTTTTTAGAAAGGTGGTCTACAAATGAATTGTGATAAATGTAATGATACTGGTACCTATAAAGAATGTCTTAATCAAGATGCATTCGATAAGGAATGGGACCGCTTGGATCATACTGGATTATCTACGATAAATATTTATGATGAGTCTATGGATGCTGCCGGATATAATCCTATCACTCCTTGTCCATATTGCAAAAAAGATCCCAAATATTATCGTGAAAGTAAAAAACATAGAAAACTATGGTAATGAGGAGATTTTAATCTCCTCAATTGTCTATTTTTCAAATATGTCAGTTATTTCATAAGTATTAAATCCTTTTGAATTTTTATCATACTTAAGAGCATATTCTAAATTACCCTCTATAGCTTCAAGTACATCAAGTAACATTTCATGATATTTTTTAAAATTAATAAAATCTATTTCTACTCCACTATCTAAGCTTCTAAGCATCTCATTAGCATTATGAATACCAAAACCTTGTGACATAACTTGGTTATAGAATATTAAACTTCCTTTACAATCACCATTTATTATCTTGAACCATATAGATAACATTGGATCACCTTTTTTAGACTTCTTAAGCTCTAACTTATTCACTTCTACTTCATAAGTTCCAAGTGGCACTTCTTTAAAGTCTCCACCACCATTAGCTGCAGCTTCTTCAGCATCCTTTTTTAATCCTTCAGTATCAATTTTCTCATCAAATTCATCCCATATTTCTTTAGCCATATTTTTAATCCTCCGTTTATTATAATTTTTACTTGAGGGATTATGGCTCCCTCGTGCCCTAATTAACTATTCTTGTGTTCTTCTTGACCTTCTACTTCTTTTAGGCTTGTCTTTATTTACTTGAGCATCTATAACTTCACCAGCGGGTGGATTAACTTCAACTATCTCAGCATCTACTTTTGGAGTAATATCTGTTGGCACCTCATCCTTTTTAGTTTCTTCAGAAGGAGTTTTTTCTTTTCTACCTCTCCTTCTATGTTTATCTTCTGATTCACCTTGGGTACTTTCTTCAACTGAAGTTTCGTCCTTAACTTCTTCTGATTTTTTAGACCTTCTTGAAGATTTTTCTTCTATTTTAGGAACATCTTTCTTACCTGCATTAGCTTCATCATAAACTTTCATTAATTCATCCCATGATAACGGTATACTTGTCTTACTAATACCTTTCAGTCTTCCTCCACCAAAAATCACTTCATCTGATTTAAAGTTTAATGTTCTTTCATCACCATCAACTATTACTCTTGCAACTATATCAACCATTCCAGCTACCTTATTAGATATGGCTTCTTGAATATTAGGTGCTATTCTAGTAACATTTTGACCATTCTTTTTAGTAATATCCTTAGATACATCCTCATGTGATAATACAACTATATTTTCATAATCTAAGTTAAATAATCTTCTAATTGTTGATAGATATTCAGTTTTAATAATGTCCCAACCTTTACCGAAACCTCCATCTGATTCGTGAGTAATTCCCATTTCGTTATACTTATAAAGTCTACACATCTCTCTAGTATCTTCCAATAAATCGACTATAATGGTATTGAAGTTATTTTGTTTCTTCTCAAGTTCAGATATAGTATCTTTAAATACTTCCCAAGCGTATTTACGATTAGTAATTCTTCCATTAACAGTTACCTCATCCTTAATAGCAATGTATGGCATGGTAACAAATTGAACATTTCCATCAGTATTTAAATTTAATGGGTTAGGTGCGTCATCTAGCATAGTTGTTTTACCACTAAACGCCGGTCCATAAATCCATATCTTTCTTTTCTTAGCCTTCTTAATATCTCTTCTTTCAGTACTTGGTAATTGCATATCTTTTATCTCCTTTAAATTTAAAATTTCGTAGTCAATACCACGTAAACAATAATTTTCATAGTCACACCAGTGACATAAATTAGTTGGTATTTTCTTAAACTCTGTATCTTCAGTAATATTTATTATGCTATCCATATACTCAATTACCTTAGATGCGTCATACTTAACTTCCATGATTTTAATCTTGCTACTATTTAGTTCTTCTTGTATCCTTTTTCTAAACTGATATAATGATTCTTGTTTCTTTTGTTTAATACTTATTTTAGGAATAAATATAAATCCTAATTTTCTAACCTTAAATCCTATTTGCTCTAAAAAGTACTTATAAAGATGTAATTGAGGTGATTTTGAATACTTTTCATAATTGTTACTGTACTTATAATCAAATACATCAACTGTACCATCTTCATTTTTAGTTATAAGGTCCACTATTCCAATAAACCTAGAAGTATTTATTTTGAACTCTTTCTTATATACATTTATTCCATCTAGTAACTCATGTATCTTAGGTATTAAATACTCGAATTTTATTACTTCTTCAATGTGTCTATCATTAATTATTGGATAGTTGCTATGATACCAGCTAATAGCTTCTTGTAAGTTTTTTTCAGCTCCTAAATGAATTGTGTTACCACATATTAAAGCATTATCAGCTTCAGGTGCTGGAATAGTTTTAAGCTTGTCTACATATCTTAGTTTGTATTTGTAAGGGCAACTAATATGACATTCTACCCTTGAATGTGAGTATTGCATATCTAGTCACCTACTTCTTATCATTTGCATCATTAAGAACTTTCTTAGCTTGTTGTAACCCCATTACAAATTGTGGCATACCACATCCTTTAGCAAATTCTATTTCTTTATCTAATAATTCATTTATTTTCTTGATATCCATAGCTCTTACCCCTCCACACTGAAATTAACTTCTAACATCTTACGACTAGCTAAGTAATCACATAAGTGAGTAAATTTCTCCATTTCAGTTTCAGGCTTAGGAAGTATTTCTTCGCCTGATTTATAATCAGTGTTCCATTGGCCCATATGAGATTTTATACAAGATTCTATATTATCCCATAAATCTGATTCCATAATTTCTATTACTTCAACTGGAAGTTCATCCTCATCAACGTCATAATATCTATCTACTAAATAATCAACAACTACTAATGGATGTGTATCTACTGTATGACTAGAGCCATCTAACCCATGTTTAACTCCATCATGTAGCAATAATGAAACCCTTATAATATCTTTTTCAGTATCATCAAAGTGTTGTATAGTTTCACATTTAAATAACTCATTTGCTATTCTTAAAGCTGCTTGAGTATGTCTTATTAATCCACCTTCCCCTAATGCATATGCTGGATGATATTTTCCTGTAGAACTTGCTGCAACTTCATAAAAATATTCTGGTAATTGTTCTAATCCCCACTTAGCAAATTTTTTTAATGGTTCATATTTAATATTGTCTAATTCAGCTTTAAAATCATATTTAGGAGCTACATAATCTTGATCTACATCTTCTGATATATTTAAATCGCTAAATAAGTCTTTTAATTTATGAATAGCTTGTAATGGCATGTCCCATGATTTATTACTTGGATTGTATTTTCTTCCTGGTATTGTTTTAATTTTAGCTACTGTTCCAGCATCATAATCAAAGCTAACATTTAAAGTATCATTTATTTTAATAACTTTAATCACACAAATACCCCCCCCTAACATTTATGAAGTGAACTTTAATTTCTTTCGTTAAGTCCTTCATATTAATGCTTTTAATTTTTCCTTTATTAACTCCATCTACAGTTTCAACTACATTGTCTTTAACCAAGCCTTCTCTTTCAAAATCAACAAAGTTTACTTTTCCATTTTTACCTATATACTCTGTTACATTATGCTGCTCAAGTAAGCTTGCTAATTCACATTTGGCACTATCTAAATCCTCCTGAGTACGTTTTGACTTTTCTTTAAAGTCAAGTATAGTGTCGATTAACTCTTCAGCTTCTTCATTCCATTTTTCCTTAGTCATTTGCCATTATTCCTCCTTCTTATTTTGTTTATATTTTCAAAAATATGATTATCAGCACCTTTAAGCTTTTCTCTTTCAGTATGTTGTTTATCATATTTATCATTTATAACCTTATGCATAAACTGGCTTTTACTTAGCTTTCGCATAACTCCATAAGCTCCTTTTTAAGCCTTTCAAAATCTTTAGGATAAACTATACGAGCAAATCCACCACACTGTTCTATAAGCCTAATATTACGTTTCTGTAACTCACTAGCTCGTCCACTATCTGCTTTAACTTCTAGTGCTATAAATCTTCCATTAACTACTCCAATAATATCTGGAATACCTGATTTACTATAAGGCCCTGCCCAAAATTTAAAGTACCAAGTCTTAGGTAGTTTATCTAAAAATTTTTTAATCTCATTTTCAAACTGTTTTTCTGGTCCTACTGTCATTATTCTTCTTCACTTTCAACTGGCATAAATCCATCTTCTAATGGTGATGTATAAATAACCTCATTATTTTCTTTAACATCCACTGTATATAAAGTTTCCATAATTACTTATCCCCCTTTAATTTAATTCTTATAGAGCTCTTAACGTTTGATGTTTTACTATATTTTGCAAACACATCTGGTAATTCTTCCTTAAGTTTTTTGCTATCTATTGATGTTTTAGTAGTTGGAGCTGTATAAGTTACTGTCATAACCTCGTTATCCCACTTCTTAACTCCATGAGTTTCCATAGCTTTAATTAAATCCACTCTAAGTTTTTCTTGTTGTTCTTTAATGTTTTTAGATTGAATTTCTAACTCTTCAAGTTTCTTTAATACTGGCATAGTTTCAATTGGTAATGATGGTACTGCCGCTTTAAATGTAATACCTACTAAAGCTTTATCCCAACACTTTATACAATTCTCTATATCACATTCTTCTGAACCTATATCCATCAACCCTAAGTTGCCAGGACACAACTCTTCAACCTCTGTGAATTTATCAAATTCCCCTCTAGTCATTTCTTTTGAATACTCTTCCACTGTTTTTAATTCCATTAATTTATCCTCCTTAGATTTTTATAATTATAAATTTAATTAGTTATCATCCAGTTCTTCAAATAACTTATTAGTAAAATCCCTACGTTGTCCTAATACTTCATATATCTTTTCTTCAATACTACCTTTAGTAATTAAGTAGTAATAAAAGCAGCTCTTCTTTTGCCCTATCCTGTGAATACGCTTTTTACTCTGCTCGAATAACTCACTAGATAGAGGTAAACTAAAATATATAATCTTATTAGCTTTCTGTAGATTTAATCCCATGGCTCCTGCCTGGTATTGAATAAGAGTTACTGAGTCATTATCTTCTTCATAACACCTTAAGTCTTTACGCTGACCATTAACTACTGATACTGTTCTTTCCATCCTTATACACATATCTTCTATCTTTTCTAACTCATCATTGAAGTTATAGAATATTATCACCCTATCATTTGTAGACTCTAATAAATCTCTTAACATAGTTGTCTTATTACTGTTGTATTGTGAACTAAGCTGTCTTTGATATAAGAGTTTAGTTAAACTTGTATCTCCTACTAACTCTTTGTCTTCAATCTCAATGAGTCTATTTTTAACAAACTTCTTATATTCTTTAGTTGACTCTATTTTTATTATGTTATCTAATTGTTCTGGAAGATCTATAACTTCTTCAGTTTTCATAAATACAGCTCCATACTCACGTAATTTTGCTTTAAGCCTGTCTATATTTTTATATCCAATTACTATTGGTACACTAAATCCGTTAATATCCATCTTTTTAGTAACTATATAAGTTTCCCAAAAAGCTTTTTTACTAATTTTCCACCCTAGTAATTTACATTGGCTATATAGCTCTTCATATTTCCCTCCGGTAGGCGTTCCACTTAATAAAATCACACTACTAGGTTTCATTTTAAGTATGAACTTAGTTCTATTAGACTTTTCATTTTTAATACATGAACTCTCATCTAACATTAATGTGAATTCTGATAACTCTAATAATTCTGGTCTACGCCATACTAAATCATAATTTATAATTATTATTGTTTTATCAGTTATATTTTTCATTGGCTTAGAATATATAATAGTGGTATAATCTTCATAGTAAGTTTTACAATGCTCATACCAATCTTGTATTTTTGATTTTTGGCAGATTATCAAATTTACTTTGGTATTGAGCTCTTTCATTTTTTCAGAACCAGTGAAAGTTTTTCCTAATCCCATGTCCAAATAATAAGCACATCTATTAAATTCTTTAGTGGCAGCTAAAGCTTTATTTTGATGTGGTAATAATTTAACTTCTATTTTAATCAACTCCTTTATAATCTTTCACATCTTCTAGCAATTCTTTTTAACCCTTGTTTTTTAGTAAAATCTATAGCTTGCTTAGTCGTATTAAACTTATCTCCAATTTCTTTTAAAGTTAAATCTTCAAAATAATATAATTCTATATATTTTCTTTGTAATTTAGTTGTTTCTTTTAAAAGTTCATTGACCAAGATCATGTTCTCTACTTTTTCAAAGCTGTTATCATCAACTAGATAAAATTCAATTAATCTTGTATTTTCATTAATTAAATCATCTAGTGATACTGTCTCTGCATTTTTCAAACTATCTTTTATATATTTAAGGATTATTCCCCATATATTCATAAAAGCATAGCTTGAAAATACTCCTCTTTTCTCATCATAAGTATTGCAAGCTTTTATTAACCCAACACATCCCATTTGAAACAAATCATCATATTCAAAATTACCTAAATAATTACTGAATTTTTTTCCTATAACATAACTCACTAACTTAAGATGATCTTCAGGTCTAATCATTTTCACACCTTCTTACAATTAAAATTGATGTTTCAACCAAGCTTATAACTTGATCTATATTTGTTCTTTTACCGAACCTGATATTATTAAATTTAATATAATCCATTGTCATATCTAATGCTTCATTAAATTCATCTTTAGTACAGCTAATTTTTAATTGTTCTCTTATGCTGCACTTCATTTTATTTAAACCTCCCCTAAATAGTTTCATCTATATATGCATAAACTGCATTATATTTACTAGAAGGAACATCCTCCCACTTTGTAACCTTAAACTCTTTAAAAACCTTATTCTTAGCATTTATATACTGTAAGCTTGATGCAGTTATATATTTTCCATGCGCTTCTGATAATCTTTCTTTTAATTTATCTGTTAATTTTTTTGTATTAACAGCTCTTAATCCTATCAATGCTTTTAAGTCTTCTCTATCTTGATCATATATGATAGATTGATCATACATTAATTTAGTCATTGTATTTACTTGATTTTTAGTTTCTACTATTATTGGTGCAAATTGCTTTGTTATTTCAGTAACTAATGTTGGTACTATAGATTTAACAGTTTGTCCAACTAAACTTGCCACTTCATTATTACTAACTATTAATTCACTACGCTCTCTTTTCTCATCTAATGTAACCAAGAAATTTTTAAATTTATTAGCTTTTTCACTATGACACTCTACTGCTAATCTCTTAGCTAACCAACTACTTATATAAATACTGTTACGGTCATCTGTATTTTCTATTTCATCTAGAATGTAATTTATTTCTTCTAAATATTGTTTCGGAATATCTTCCGAAATTATCTTTTTAAACTTTTTAACTACTCCACCTGCCTGTTTCCAATTTACATATTCCTTATTTCCCTTTACTTCAAATAACCCACAAGACTTAGCTACGTGAACTAAATTTATTAATTTTTGACCTTTATCAGTAATAACTGATATTTCTTGTCCCTCAAACACTGTAATATCGTTCATTTTTTCTCCTTTCTAGTTACAAAATTTATAGAGTATAATGTAGAGTGTTTAGTTTTTGCCTACTAAATTAATTATTTTAGAACTTTCAACTAGTATATTACCTAATACTTTTCTAAGATTTGCATTTTGCATTTTTAATTCTTCTAATTCTTTTTCTAGTCTTTTCTTTTCAATAGGCGAAAATCTTTCTAATTCGACACCCTCTAGCTGTTCTATATATCTAGGGTGAAACATCATCCCAGGAACACCTTTACAAGGAGTCAATATTCCATCCCTGACATATCTTCTTACTGTACCTTCATCTTTCCGCCATCTAATAGATAAATCTTTAATAGAAAACAATTTTAATTCCATATTTCATCCTCCTTTCCTTATCTAGTGTATGTTATCTTTTCATACATCAAATCTTATTTTGATATTAAATTTTAAAAAATAAATTAGATTTATTTTTTTATTTATCTCAACACTCATAAAATTTAACAGTTGGCTTCATTTTTATAACTATTACTGATTTAAATATTCCATTGTACATTTGAGTTTGAATACACTTCCCAAACATTGTAGTTTGAATTAAATTTTGTTCTTTTAAATCCACAATATCTATCCCATCTTTAAACCTAATTCTATTTCCTTCAATATTTTGGTTTATAACTTTTAACTCTCTTCCATGTATATTAGAAATCTCTTTACCAAGAATTGCATTTCTACTTTCTCCAAATTCCCCTTATATATCATGAAATTTCATTCCATCAATATTTTTAATTTCTTTGACTAATAATTGATTATTCATTTTTACTTTTCTCCCTATTTTTCAATTTGTCCCAATTCTTCAACTTTCTTTATTAAATGAGAAACAGGTACTCCAATCCCTTTTGCTATCTTTTCTAAAGTTTCAATTGTAGGATTTGAATTTTTTCCATTTGTAATTTCACTTAATGTTGTTTGTGACATATTAGCGTTTTTAGCAATTCTATATTTTGTAATTTGTTTTTCTTGTGCTAAAACATTAATTGCTTCTCCAATTGACATATTAATTTAACCTCCCTCATTGGTTTTTTATTACGAAGTACTTCGTTGAATTTATAATACTACGTAATTAAGTTTCTATCAAACGTAGTATTCCGTTATAATTGATTACTTATCTAAACTAACCTCCACTTTCTTAAAATTACTTCGTTTTACTTGACATATCGTTTAAACCGTTGTATACTTCGTTATATAGAAATACATATAAAGGAGCTAATTTTATGTTTAATAAAGACTTAATTTTAAAATCTATTAACAATAAAGGGTGGAGTAAATATAGATTATGTAAAGAAGCTAACTTGGCACAATCTACATTGAGTGATATTATTAACGGAAAAAATTCAAATCCTAGAATGGACACAATACAAAAAATTGCAACTGCTTTAAATATGGACGTACATGAATTTTTTGATGAAAGCTTCTCATTAAAGAATGGAGATATAGAGAAATTTGACTCTACAATAGATACTAATAAATTAGCAAATGAAGGTAAATTAATAGATTCAATTCAAAAAACTTATGGTAAACAATCAGTTGAACTTTTAGAAAACTTTTTAAAATTAAATGATTTAGGAAAAAAGGAAGCTACTAAAAGAGTTTCTGAATTAAATTGTATTCCAATGTATTCAAATCAGAATGAACTATCTGCTACATTAGAAGATATGTTTACAACAGTTGCTGCACATAATGATAATTTGACAAATGAAGAGGCAGAAGAAATGGATAGAAGAATACTGACTGAAATAAAGAGACTTAAATAACTGGGGTTGATTACATTGACTAGATATGAAAAACTATTAATTGAAGCTGAAAAACAGACTGTTATAGTATTAGAACTTGATCTTGGTACAAATAAAAAATGTGGAAAGTATATTAGCAATAAAGAAAAAAATATTATCATTATCAATTCTAATATGACTGAAATTGATAAATACGAAGTATTGGCAGAAGAATTAGGTCATCATCATACTACTTTTGGTCATATAACTAATCAAAAAGATATTAGAAATAAAAAATTAGAACTTATTGCTCGTAAAGATAGTTTTAAAATTTTAGTTGAGCCTAATGATGTGGTTGAAGCTATGAGGTATGGTGTTACTACTATATATGAAATGGCTGAATATCTTAACATTACTATAGACACTCTTTTAAATATTCTAAATGAGTGGAAAAAACAATATGGAATGGGGATTTTTGTTGGTAATTATTATTTACAATTAGAACCCTCTTTTGGAATCATTAGGGACTTCGGTGGATTATTTAATTATAATAATTTTTAAATATATTATAAACTTGCTAGATACCTAAAGGTCACTAGCAAAAAAGAAAGGAGGATTTAGTGAGAATTGGTGCTTATTAATATATTTCTCACTAAAAATATATTATGGAATATAATGTTACTTATAGAAAAAAGGATAATGGTATTCAAGTAATTATAAGTTACAAAGATAAGTTGAGTAAATGGAAGCAAAAAAGTAAACAAGGATTTCCAGATACAAGAGAAGGTACTAAAAAAGCTAAAATTGCTGCTGATAAAATGTTACAGGAATTGAAAGAAAAACAATCTCTCAATATCGTTGAAGGTAGTGAAAATTTAACTATTGGTGAGTTAAAGAAAGACTATTTAAATCATATTAAAACACACAGGGAATATAATACTTTTAAAAATTATGAGCAATCTCTAAATTATTTTTCTTTAGATGATATAGAAGTTGCAAAACTTAAATTAGCTGATGTACAAAAATGTGTAAATGCATTAGCTAATAAATATTCTTTGGCAACAATACAGAGAAGAACTACTATTTTTAAATGTATGCTTAACTTTGCACATAGACAATATAATATTCCAGTAGCTAGTATTGTTAATTTAACTTTACCATCCACTAAAAGCTCTACTGACAAGAAAGCCTTAACAAACGAAGAACAAATTAAATTATTGAACTTTTACGAAACAAAAGGTAATGATTACTATCTCGTAACATTATTGGCTCTGAAATGTGGCCTAAGGGTAGGTGAGATATTAGGACTTACATGGCGGGATATTGATTTTGAAAAATCAATAATTGACATTAATAAGCAATGGAAAATTGATAAATTGACAGAAAAATATAATTTTGGAGATTTAAAATCCAAGAATTCATACAGAATTGTACCTATCCCTCCAAAAACATTAAATCAACTAAAAGAAATTAAATTAAAACTAGAGAATGATAAGGTTGTTGATTTTAATTTAAATAATTCCCGTCTAATAGAATCCACTAGCACTTATAGCATGAGTTCTAATTTAGGTAGACAATTACAAAGAAAATTCGGTATCTGCATACATGAATTAAGGCACACTTATGCTACTAATTTAATTAGCAACGGGATTGATTTTAAAACAGCTGCTAAATTGTTAGGTCACGATATAGAACAGACTATGAAAACTTATTCTCATGTAACTGATGATATGATGAAAAAAGCTACTGATTTAATCAGTAAAATTTTTTAA